CTGCAGATCGGAGGCAGGATCTTCGGGTGTCAACTCATTGACTAACCCAACTGCTCCCTTAAAAACGTCCTCTGCTAAATTCTTTTTACTGAGATCAATACTCAGTGATTCTTGCGTTGGACATTTGTTGTATTTATCAACAAAGGTAAACATTTCATTAAAGACGGTCCTTTGTATCGTGTCGTGAAAGTATTCGCTTCTGAGGAAGGGGATTGTCTTCCTCATGTAAGGTTCGTTAGTTAATAGATTCCGGAGTATTGTTTGCTCTATCAAGTCCATCTCTCGCTAAAATTTGAATTGCTATATGTTCAACTACTTCGTGAAATTCTTCTTTGTCCTCCTGCGTCCATTCTGCTTTTTTATCGGCAAGCGATCCTCCCTGAATCGCTACGACATCATAATCCAAATGGAGACGTCCTGCATTAGGATGGATTTCTCCAGTCTCTGGATGAGGATCATCTCCGATTACGCCTATGTTGTTTAGACGAATAATCGTTCCATCATATTTAGGGTGACGGACATCTATACAATGTTGCTCATCTTTTTTGTCTACAGGATTTAAGCACCATGCCCATTTAATTTCTGCTTGAGCCATGCCTTTTCGCCCCTCATACAAGGGATCCACTTCAGTCCGTAGAGGTGGTGGACTCTGCTGGTAACTCGCCATCTTCATTCTCCTCGTCATCTTCTGGCATAGGATCTGTTGAGGAATAAAGATATTCCTTAGATGCTCCCATGTCTATTTGTTCAAGAACCTGTTGAGTAAAATACTTTTCAGGATTATCATTAATTGTTTTACCAAACTGTTTAGTACCATCTGGAAGTTCGATCCTGGTAGATACACTTTTGAATATACCATAACGAATGGCGAGATCAAGAAGACCATAATAGCGATCCAGTCCCGAGTCATATCTAACAGCAACTTCCACTTGTTTATTTTCCTTGGTCAGACGAGACTTGTAGTTCTTCGCCCTAACAATGTTTCCAATTACTTCTGTGCCATCCTTGATCTTTTTCTTACTTAGAAAAATGATATTAGATGCCGCATATTTGAGACCTCCGCCTCCACCCATATCTTTCATTGGATAGTAAGAACCAATAACGTCAAAAGTATGGTTGGTGACAAAGATAGGAATATTTGCTTGCCCTGCTTTAAGAGTCAGGACACGAAACGCACCTCTGATAAGTTGAGCACGAGTCATGTCCCGAGTATCTTTACCCTCCTGCATATCATGCACCTCTTTTTCTGTTGAGAGGTTTCCCAAACTGTCGAGACACATAACCAAAGGAGGACGATTTTTCTCAGGAGTTTTGAAGTGAGACTCAATGACTTTTAATGCCTGTGATCGGAACTCCTGTATCGTAGTCACGGGCATGATGTACATACGTTTAGAGTCGATGCCTCGACTTTCTACCATTTCTTTGCTTAATGCAGATTCGCTCTCAAAGTATAAAACCCCACCATCTGGATTGCTATCAAGAAAGGATCGCACCATGCCCAGCACAAAAAAAGTCTTTCCCGTTGATTGCTCACCTGCGATAGCAGTAATTTTATTCGAGGGGAATCCCCCGAATATTGAGCCAGATACCAAAGCATTAAGTACAAAACTCCCGCTATCAATAAAATCGGTAACATCGCCAGCAGCAACACCTTCGGCGACTTTTCCAGCATATTCATTTTTTGTCTCCTTTACGAGATCATCAAAATAATCCATTATAATTTCCTTATTTCTATAACTCGCCAATTATATGGCGAGAGATTAAAAAACACATACAGGTCATCCCAAGTGCGACAAGTATGCTTGTATACCATGTTCGGGTCTTTGGGATTTTGTACTGTAATAAGTATACCACGAATATGGATACCTGTCAAGTTTTTATCCGAAGAAATCTTCGATGGTATTCCTCTTTTCAAGAGACCAACCAATTTTTTCAACAATGTCATCTAGAGGTAATTTATAGGTTTTGTCAAACATCAAATCTCTGTCAATGTATTTATCTAATCCAAACTCAGGAGGTAAACCATCGACCATAGCGATGACGTTCTCACGGATTGGATTCGGCATTTTGAGATAGACAAACTTGATTTTTTCTCCCTCTTGGATCCTCGCATACTTCTTCTCAACTTTGTGATCATTGAGAAGTTTATTGTAAAGCAAAGAACCTCGGACGTGAATAGGAGTGCCTAATTTGTAAATGTCCTGTCGATCACCGTATTTGGTAAGTCCCTTTACAGATCTCGGAAAGCAAACATCCTCAATAGGCATCTCATGAAACTCCTCTTTGAACCTACTTACAAATGCCTGTAAATTATCTTCATCTTTATTCATGATTACATCAAAGGATTTTTTGAGACTAGCACGACAAACAGCTGGCGTAGAAGATTTCACTGCCTCGATCCCCATCATTTTCAGTTTAGGTTCTTCATACTGAACACCTTCGTTGTTCCAAACATTGAGAATGTAGTGTTTTTTGGCAGTCCAAATAGCTTTGGAGGAAATACTTTCCCGTTTCATACTCATCTTTTGTTCAAAGGCATTTACGTACTCGGCCAGATCTTTATATGCCTCATCAATAACAGTTTGAATTGGTCCTTCGCCCAACTTGTCCAGAAACTCAACAATAGCAGTTTCCATTGGATTGAAAGGTACATCCTTATATCTATCCTCAACCATATCTTCCATACTAACATATAACGAATCTGTATCGGCAGCAATAACATAATCTTTTTCGTTTTTAAAAACATTGTTCATCCATTTGTTTACTGCTCGCTCAGCAGTCTTAATAGACAACTGTCCTGACAAAGTAACTGCTTCAGCAAGGTTGCGATTGTACCAACGGAAATGCACATTACCGAGGGCACCGTAAGCAGAGTTAAGAGAAATCTTACGAGCCATCTGCAGATTGTTCAGACTTGAGACAAGTTTACCCAGTCGTTGTTTTTCTACAGGGTCATCTGTATCTATCATCTCCTGCTCATGTTGTAGCATCTTTGTTTTAAAAATCGTACGATCGTCGTAGAACTGTTGCATCAGTTTAGGCAGAAACCCCTGCTTATCTGTGCTAAACTTTGCCCCATTTGGAGTCATCGTGTAACCCTCGGGTCGTTTGACTTTCTTATCTAGAAATGCTTGTACACCAGGAGTATCATCCATTCCAAGGTATGTCTCAGGGGAAATATTATACTGCATAATCAAATGAGGATACAGACTGTTTAAGTCAAAGGACATCACCCAGTTATACATACCAGGATGTACATCTTTCACAAATGCTCCCTCAACACTATCTCTATTTTCTGAGTCATGTCTGGGAGGAACTACAATCTTATCTCTCCAAAGAACATCATAGATTTTATTGTCCCACATTTGTACCTGAGTAAAACAAGCATCTGGTATAGACTTCATCGACATTGTCAGAGTCACAGCTGTCTCAATCAGTTTCATCTTATCCTCTAACTGGAGAATCAAGTCTACGTCTTGTATATTGTAGTCAAGGTACAGTTGGAAATCAGACTTCCATAATGTATGTAGACTGCCGTATTCCTCAAAGGACAGTTTACCTGTACCCAGTTCAACATTGGCAATGTGATCAAGTCGATACGACTCTTGGTTTTGGTAGGTAAACTTCTTGTATAATTCAATATAATCGAGCGTAGCAATGCCAAGTATGTTAAGGTACTTTTGAGGTTTACCCATAGAACCGTATGTATCTCGCATCGATGCTTTACCCCAGGGTGACCAGTTTTTATTTGTGTCGCCACCGCAAAGTTTTGCAATACGATTATGAAGGTAAGGCAAATCAAAGAAACGTACGTTCCATCCTGTGATAATATCGATATCAAGTTGTGCCCAGCGATGTATAAAATCATCGAGCAATGCCTTCTCATCCTGGATCAGAAAGAACTCTGCGTTCAGGTTCTTTTTGTTTTCCCATGGTTGGGATGCCCAAATGTAATACTTGCCCTGTACCCAAAGGGTAATGGCAGTTACAGGATAGTTTGCACCTTCTGGATCCGGGAAACCTTCTTCCGAAGATACCTCAATATCCATAAATCCTGTGCGAAATAGTTGGAAGTCAAACTCGATCTCTGGGGGAAAGTTCTCAGTTATCCATTGCTGAGCATATCTTTCATATCCATATATGGGAAAGTTCTCTACGTCCTTGTATCTTTCTTTCCAGACGTTTAGTTCTCGAGTGTTGCCGACTTTGAGTGGAGCGACGCATTTACCATCGTAGGTGCGCCATTCTGATTTACCTGTGGAATCAGGGACAAATAAGGTAGGTTGATAATCCCTGATTCTTTCTTTAATGCGTTTGCCGTCTTTGTATCCACGTACGACAATATCATTGTGATCTTTTGAGACTGATGTATAAAAATCCATTAATTTTCTATGCGTTGTTCCTCTTTTAATTTATCTATCCACTTATTAATTATACCACGAAAGGTACCAAGTGTCAAGTCTATTTTTGTTAGAATCTTAATTATTTTTTCGGTTCCCATGGTTTATAACCTTTCGAGTGTTTATTTATGAGCATCGCATTTTTGCGTTGTGCTCCCTCGTGATTGTATGAACAATGCACCCAACCCATATTAGGGTCGCCTGCTTTTGGATCAAAAAACTCAAGTATGAGTTGATCGAATTCTAAGTTGTTATAGATCCATGTTGCCAGCTCATCATTGGGAACTCTCATCACCTCAAGATCAATCGCTTGCCCTTTACAGTGTTGGGATTTCTTAGATCCTTTTACTGCAGTATTTAATTCAGGACTTCTATAGCATGAGTTGACTGTGACCACACCAAACTCTTCGCGAATAGGTTGCGCGATTTTATGTACAAGTGCCGTCATGGAAACGAGATGTTCCATCGATGGAGTATTATCAATATCAAGTCTCATTGCTGTACTCGATTTTGTTAATTCATTTAATGAAAAATTTTGACTAATGCGCATGATTTCCTTATTAGAGGGGAGGCAGTTACCTCCCCCACATGATTAATTAGATTCTTGAAGCATTTGTGCAGTAGAATCTGATCCCCCTATCGGGATGTTTCTTGCCTTCTTTTCATCGGGCAGGATGCGTTCCATCGTAACAATAAGCAAACCATTTTTGAAGTCTGCTCCCTTCACGACGACATCGTCAGATAGGGTAAACTTGCGGGTAAATGTACGTGCCGCGATACCACGATGAATGTACTTGTCTTCATCAAGGTCTTGTTCCCATCCTTTTATTGTCCCAACTGTAAGGACACCTTCTTCAAATTTGACTTCCAGCTGATCCTCGTGGAACCCTGCAAGAGCCATTTCAATCTTATATTGATCGCCTTCTTTAATAAGATTGTAAGGTGGATAGTTTGGTGGTGTTCCACCTTTTCCTGTAGAAATAGTATCCGAAACCTCGAAAAGTCTCTGGATCATATTATCGAACCCAACAGCATTGTTGAGAGCAGAATTGAAATCTTTAGGAAAATCGTGTGACCACTGATTGCGGTAAGTTACCATATTCACTCCTTTTAGGCAGTGTTAGAAAATTGAGTCCCGTAAGGCGACTCGGCTA